CGTTGGCATCATCTTCGCTGGTAATGTCGCCAAACTTGCGATCTCCTTTGGAATAATTATAACTCATCTTTTTTCTCTCCGTCGTAAATAGTCTGCTCTCCGTCTTCAAACGTAATGATAGTACCGTTGCCGGGATGGGAAGTAACATGAATTTTGATAAAGTCATCGAAAGCATCAAAGAAAGCTATCGACCCGCGTGGCGCTGGGGTGAGCCAGTGGATCACGGTGTGGCCAGTGGCAAACATTACTCCTTCAATTACTACTCCCTCTCCCGATACTCCTGTTTCATCATGTTGCCGGCACACTGTAAACGCCCGCACTCCTTCGGGGGCGCGGTTGCTTGGTTTTTTAGGCTTTAAATCATCAGGTTCGGTGGCGAGTTCAACAATGGCGTTGGCGTCATCGTTTGGTTGCATTAGCTCTCTCCTTGTGAGTCCGTATCCAACGGTGTTTCTATAGTCGTGTCTGTTGGTTCTGCTGCCATCTGATCTGGAAGTGCGGTGCAGAACCCTTCTTTAAGGGTTCTCAATTGCTCTTTAATAATATTTATGCGACCTTCAATTGTATCTAAGGTATTAAAAATGCCGCTATAGCAGTCTTTTTTCTGTTTCATGTTAGTCTGCAAATGCTCCTACCGCTTCCCAGTTAATATTAAATAGTGGGATCACCCATATAAAGTTCTCTAAAACCTGTCGTCCGAAATGAGTTTCACCTACTTCTAATGCCATCACCCATCCAATTAGATTCCCACTTGCGGAAAAGACACCAGCACCCGAAGAGCCCGACCATCCATACGAGTCTACGAACAACGCCTCGGTCTCACTATAAGCTACAATTTTACCATCAAAAGTATAGGGGCCGCCATTATTAGGGTAACCTGTATAGTAAATGGTGTTCATGGTAGCCAAGTCGCTGACCCACTCGCTGCGTCTGGGAATATCATATATAATATTGATGGGCACCAGATCGGGAATAGGATCTACTCGAATTATCATATAATCGGTTTGAGGATCCCGCAATACATACTGTTTACAAACATACAAGGCGTCTCCCACGATAATTTGCGTGAGGGCGCATGCCTCACCGATGCCATGCGATGTAGTGAGAATAAAATACTTTCCTTCATAAGTAATATAGGTGCCACTTGACCCTGAAATTCCTCCATCATAAAGGTCAACCGACATTACCTGCACGGCGCTTTGGCGTGACTTAATGACTGCCTTTTTTTCCTCAAAAGATAAAGTCTCTCCCACATTTACAAGCTTATTAATTTCGCTCTCCGTGGGAAGTGCTATAGATCGTTGAGCGCTGTCGTATGCTCCGAGGATGCTCGCGGCGCCGATTAAAACACAAAAAATAAATCCTGGAAGCTGTTTTAATGCCTTCTTGAGCATCGATGGTTCTCCTTATACTTGTCTCTGGTAACTCAAGAAAACCGGCACCTCCTCCAGGCCCGACTTTTTAGCGAACCAAAGAAGATCTTCATTTCCTGTTATCTTTATTCTCCCGTTTTTTCCTATGGCCACATATACTGGACCTTGTGCGCCGTCTTTGATAAACGCTTGATAGGCTTGTGGATCGTTTAACTGATCCTTTAACCGTTGGTAAACCGAATCAAAGCGTTGATGTTTAATATCGAAAATATCCATGGGGTAGCGATGGACGCGTGACCGGTACGTCCACAATTCTTCCGTAGGCAACATAGTATGATAGCGCATGTCATTTGCGTCCGTAGGAACATCATAGACTTGAACGCCGCCTTCTGCCCAGTCTTGCGTAATATGATCTAAAGTCGGAGTGGGCGTTGGGCGCGGAGCAGTCGCATTGTCGCGCACATTTCCTAAGTTTCGTGCCAAGCCTCCAAAATTGGAAAGCCCAAACGCACTTCCAAACCCGGATTCATTAAGGTTCATCTCGCGCACGGTTCGGATAGTGCCTTGCACATTGGTCTTGTGAATGGCACTCCAGTCCACCAGACGCACGCCGGCAATTTGTCTCATTTGCGGTAGCAGAACCAAGTCCCGATACTCTACACGACTCTGGGCGCCCACTAATTCAAACTTAATGTCGAAGACGACAAAGGTTTCAGTGGGGGTAATCTCTCGCTTGCTAGCAGCAATAGGACGCACGGTTGTGACTCCATCAATGCCACGGATCTGGGCGGCAATCTCAGCATCGGTGCCGCCGACGCGGTCAATGAGGTTGCACCCCACACGAATATTATAGATACGTAGATCATGGGCGGGATCGCGCAGTTTCTCTAATAGTTTCTCAACTCGATCTAGTTGGTTTTCTTCATACCGCTCGGACGTCTCAATCCAAGGTGGCAGCTCTTCTGGAAGGTTAATGTTCTCGCGCATAGCTTCCGCGCCCCAATTTGCGCCCACCGATACTGGTTCACCAACGGTGCCTCGTAGTGGTGTCGTTGTATGCACTTCGGCTTTTGGTTCGAAGGTAGCAGGTTTTGTGTTGGAAACGCCGGCATAATCGCGAACGATCATACCAGTCGCACCTCGATATCGTAACTCCTCTTTTACATCTGCAACCCAGCTAGAAGGCTGCCCAAGCCGGCTCTGATCTCCTATTTGGGGGTTCAGATATCTGAGAGCTAGTGATCCTTGTGACATTGGATAGAGATATTTGCGTTCGGCAACAGACCGCTCAACAGCGCCCATTTGATCCCAGCTTGCCTCAATCCAAGATGCCACCAGCATCCCAGCTTCTGCGTCGGTGTTGCCTTCTTCTGCTTGCTGGCTATAACGCCGGTTAATCACAGCAATCAAGGTTGTAGCACTACTTCCGTCTTGAATCCTTCTTTTGTTTTTTGCTGCTTCTTCTGCTGCTGCTTCAACCGCATAACTGATCAACTCATTCGCTGCTTCTTTGACTTCATCGGGGTTGTCGTTAAGATACTTAACGAAGTTTACTGTTCGCTCTATATCCTCGGCTGTATCGTTGGGATCAACGCCGATTGTTAACTTGTAAGAGACTGTTACGCCGGATAAGCCGCCACCATCGCGATAGTAGTGTGCTCTTGGTTGGATAATGAAGCGCATATCTCGCGCAAGCTCTAATACAGGTGGTATGGCTTTGTATGCTGCGCCAAAATCAAACTCGCCTTGTTGTGCGGCGGCTCTGTGCTTTTGTGCGTATTGTGCTGTGAGTTGTTGCGCCATTTGCTTGTTGAGATCGTCGCCCTCAAAACTAAGGTTATGTCGGGTTGTGCCTTGAATGTTTGGAAAGATTTGCCTAAAAACAGTTCTTTCTTCTCGATCAGCGGCATAGTAGAAAATGTCTGGTGGGAATTCTACATTTGCTTCTATGCTGTGAGCGCGCGCGCCTTCTTCGGTTGCAATTGGGAAGAACCAGAACTCGTGTTCGGATCCTTCATCGTCTTGATATGTTGACCAGTTTTCTAACTCGTCTTCGAGGTTTTTGAGGGTTTCCCTCTCGTGATCCCACGGGGTTTTGATGGCGTAACCTTCTGCTGCTAGTTTTGTGCGAATGCCTGCGACGATCTCTTTGTATTTGTCTTCGAACTGGAATCTGACTTCTCCTGCAAAATAGCTAAAGTCGTCGGGGTCTTGTGAGGTTTCGCCGCGAAGCATCATTCTCACGCGGAGGTGTGCGGTGGCTGCTGGTTCAAAATCCAGATCTGTGTTGGCAGGCGCTGGCCCAACGAGCATTGCAACATCATATTCTACTTCGTTGTCTTCTCCTGGGAGTTCGGATAGTATGTCGTCGATGCCGGATTCGTTCAGAAAATTTCGGGTTCGCTCGCCCCAGCTAGATGCTGGGATGAAGTGAAGTTTATCGTTAACCTCGCGATCTTCTTGATCTACGTGTGCTGTCATCGGCACAAAGTCTCCATCAGCATCTACATCTAAGCCTAGCCAGCCAAGATTAACATCGAATGAACACTCGGCGCCGAAGTCGATATAGGGTTCATTATCATATTCTTCAACATTTGAATATACTGAACAGTTTTCGAGATCGCTGTATTCTTGTTCGATGATCGCCAGTTGTTCTGCTATGTCGTTCATGCGATCTTCAAGCGAGCCGTTAAAGTTCACGCTTGGGTTTTCTGATTTGAGATGATCGATCATATATCGGAACTCGTCGGGATCGTTAGAATGTTCTCCGTTTTCTTCAACATACTCGACGCCAGCATTTTCAATAAACCAGCTAATGTGCTCCCACACAGATTCGGGGGGTGCGCTATTTGACCAACCTTTGATCTGATAGATTGTGTTTTCGAAATCATTATACGCTAGCGTTACATATGATTTAGACTGCTTCTTTCTTGCTTCCTTCTTGCGAAGGGAAATGAGGGTTCCGCGACTATCAGATCCGCAGTGCCCCATTCGTTCGCCTTCGACTGAGCAGTTTGATGTTTGCAAATCATACCAATAAGAACCATCTTCAAAAGTGTGGATGACTTGATCTGGATCTTCTTGGTTATCTAGGTATTCTTGTGCTTTAGAGAGGGCTTCGTCGATATTGCCTCCTTTCACATACTCGTAATTCGTTGGATCTTGATTAAGAAGCGTAAAAACCTCTTCATATTGGCGATAGAAGCGCTCATAAACGCTCTGCAGTTGAGCTTTTAAAAACTCTTGGCTAGCTTCGACTTGTTCGCTTTTCACGCCGGGCAACTTACTAAGGTTTTTCAACCCTTTCTTAAAGGTTTTTGCCCACGTTCCGAATGGCTTATCTCTGGTGGTTTGTGTTATATTTTTAATAACAAACATCGCTTTTTCTTTTTCTTCTTTTGACGAATCATCTTGCACGTGAGCGCCAAAGCGATCCATCAGATGATTAAGAATATTAAATCCGAATTCTTGGGAGCCGGGGGCATCGTGCCTGATAGCAAGGGTGCGAAGGGATGTGTTTTTCCACTGGTGTCCCATCCAAGTTTTGGCTTTTTCAGATGCGCCTGGGAGGTTGTTCTCGATCCGGTCGATAATTACTTCAGGTAACCCAATGTCTCTCAGCCCTTCGGTTAGAACCTCTTCGCGCAGATAGTTGAACCATTTATCGGTTGCGTAACTCATATAATTTTTACCTCAACATTATAAATAGTTGGTTATTTTACATTACTTCCAAAAGAGTTGGACTGCTATAATAAGGCACGACAAGAAGATGCACGTTAAGGTTTTGCTGGTGAACATACTTTCATTTAACAAAGCATACGTTAAAATAGGAAACACAAAGTAAGAAGCGGCAAATCCAACAAACCTTGCCGACCACGCTGCACCAGTCTCTTCAAAAATCAACCTAGATGCATGCCAAAAGCATAGCCCTACAGGAATAGAATAAATCCCTACCGCTACAAATGGCCGGTCACGCCACCACTCCCATACAAATTGGGAATTAAGCTGAAACCATGCACACATATGGCCTAAAATAAAAAAGCCAATTCCTGCTATCATATTAAAGGTTGGCAATTACCACCTCCTTGCACTTTTCCGCGGATGTCGTTGCTCGGCCGAATTGATCAACCATAATGATGTGTTTTCCTTCGTATAGTTCTAAGAGTTGCGGATGAAAATCATATACAGTTACCCATTTTTTAGATTCTCCCAATAAAAAATCGATTAATTTAAGATGCGGGATGGTAGTTTTTTCTAGGGTTCGGCTGTAACGCGGTGACATATCAAAGTTTCCTAGTGGAAACAACAAATAATCCTCGGGATCACAACTATAAAACGTTTCCAAAAAAGATGTGGTTTGATGCGTGACGTTGAAATTAGAAATTTTAAAGTTCTCCAGCCGTAATAATGCAGCAGGTGTAAAATTGTGGAGGCTCATGCCCCCGGAGGAAACAGTACCCCGATCTGAGCATCGATTTAAAAGGAAAAATAAGGCCGCATTAAGGAAAGGGCCCTTTACTTCTCCTATCTGTTCTTGCAAAATATAAAAAGCTTTTTCATTCTCCGGCGGAAATAGATTATTAGCAATCTCCGCTATGCGGGCTGGCTCCGAAAGTGCGCATGTCCAAAAATTATGGACTTCTTTACTAAAAGTATAGGCAGTTAAATGACGATTATAAAAAGCCAAAGGAATTTCGAGTGCGCCGGCAAATAAAAAAAAGGAATGGATATTACTTCCTTCGGGTATTATTTCTTTTAACACAGTGAGGCTCTTGGTTGGAGCATCTAAATCTCTCAATAATGTGTTCATTCTTCTTCATAAGCCACCACTTCATCCACAACGGAAGGAAGGGGAGCTTGTGATACGAAGCCCTCATTTTTATAGCTGATATATCCATTTAGAAGCTGCGTTACATCTTGAAAAACATAGTCGGCGCGGGCCAGACAGCGGCGCACTTCGCCTATGGCTTCTACATTCGCTAAAGTGGCCAATCGTTCGGCTGAAATCTCGTTAGCTTTTGCCATGGCTTCGTTTAAATGGTCAAAGGCTTTTTGCGTCAATCGTACCGTTTCGGCTTCTACCTCGTCTATCTCAACATTATATTGGATTGTTACTCGTTGGCTCATCTTATCCTCTCAATAATTTAGCGCTACGTTGTAGCTGCTGTTCGACAATATCGGGGGCCCCCACGACTACAATATCTGTGCCAGTGTGGCCTTTATTAATGGTTAGTTTAGAAAATCCGTGTTGGGGATCGAGGCCTGGAGCCAATAGGTTCTGTTCATTTAAGTGGCGCATGCGGGCTTCTTCTCTTATCATGATCACATGCTCCGGGTTAACTAGTATTTCACGCAATGTGTATTGTTGGTTAGTAGTGACAGCGCCGTTAGCACATACTTCTGTTAACTTAATTAACATTCTTCCTCCATGGGATAAACATGTCGACTCTGTGCTAGCATTTGTCGCCCCTTCACCCATAGCAAAGCATGGCGGGGATGCTTGGCTCCCAGATAGATAGCTGCTATTGGTTTTTGTGTAGTGATAACATACGGGTCGTGTTCGTTGAATAACTGAACAGCCTGCGGTATGTAACATAGATCGCCTTCTTTCATTTTCTTTACTCCGTTTGTATAATCCCGAAATTTGTAGTAATCAAAGTGCCAGCGCAACTAGCGGCGTTTTGCAACGCGGTGCGCGTGACCTTCACGGGATCAATTACTCCACTCTCATATAAATTGGTAAGTTCGCCTTTGCGGAAATCCCATCCGTCACCATCCGGCGCACTTAAAACTTGTTCTACTATTAAATCTGGAGATGCTCCAGCATTTAATGCCATTTGTCGAATAGGCTCTTTACACGCCTCTTTAATAATGGAGATACCCAAAGCCTGATCGCTATTGTCCAAGGAGGAGAAGTTAATATCTTTAGCGGCGCGCAACAACGCGGTGCCTCCTCCAACCACAATCCCTTCGTCTTGGGCTGAGGTAACAGCCTCAAGAGCATCTTCAATACGATGCTTCTTCTCGGTCATCTCAACTTCCGTGGCTCCTCCGACGCGAATAACTCCCACTCCTGACGCTAGGCGAACAATTCTGGCCTGGATGCTTTCTCCTTCTTGGATTGAATCTGTAGCCTTGATAGTTTCTTTGAGGCTCGCGATCTTATTTTCAATCTCTTCGAAGTCAGCGTTTCCACCAATAATCGTCGTAGTATACTTAGTGCTCTCTATAGAATTTGCACTCCCAAGATGTTGAAGCTTCACATCAGCCAACTTTACGCCGCTTTCGCGAGTAATAAAGGTGGCGCCAACTGACAATGCTAAGTCTTGCAGTGTGGTGCGGCGCTCCTCTCCATAAGACGGAGCTTTAATTGCAGCGATCTTTAATGTCCCACGCATGGCATTCATAATCATGGCTGCGAGGGCTTGGCCTTCAATGTCTTCGGAGATAACCACGAGGGGGCGCCCTTCTCTTGCAACGAGTTCTAGCAACGGCAGGATGGGTTCTACATTCGAAATCTTGTAGTCACTTACAAAAATCAGGGGCTCCTCATATTTCATGACGGCCCTCCGCTCATCTGTAATGAATGCGCCGGCGCAATATCCTGCGTCAAAGCGAAACCCCTCGGTAAGATCCAGGGACGTTTCCAGTGAGCGGGATTCTTCTATTGTAATAGATCCATCTTGGCCCACCCGATCCACAGCAAGAGCAATAAGGTCTCCAATTGTAGAATCATTATTGGCCGAAATAGTTGCGATATGTGCGATATCGTCTGTGCTTGTAACTGGCGTAGCCATGGCTTCCAGGTTCTTTGTAATCTCTTTAACTGCAACTTCAATTCCTCTTTGTAGTTCTATAGGCGATACCCCAGTAGCAATGTACCGCTGGGATTCTCGCAAAATAGCGCGAGCCAACACAGTCGCGGTGGTCGTGCCATCGCCTGCGTCGGTGTTGGTTTGTATGGCGGCCTGTTTAATAACTTGGGCAGCGGCATTCTCAAAGGGGTCGTCTAACGCCACAAAGTGTGCGACAGTTACGCCGTCCTTTGTAATAAAAGGAGTTCGCCCCTTCTCCTGTAAGAGAACGTTTCGACCGCGTGGACCCAAAGTGGATGCTACGTTATCGGCCAGGGCGTTCACCCCGTTCATAATCTTCTGCTGTAACTCAGTTTGGCTAGTATAAGCTCTGCTCAATTTGCACCTCTCTATAATACATTATAACTTCTCGACACAGGAATGTCAAGCTTTTTTATTCAGGCTCGGAATCAGGAGCGCTAATTTGAGTGCGCAACGAATCTTGAATTTGAATTGTGTTCTCGATTGCTTTTTCCCCAGAACCAATGGCGCGGGATCTCTTTTCAAAAGTGAAATACTTAGTAATGTTTTCAGACAAGTCATGAGTGGCCGTAAACATTGCGGTGAGTTCTCCATTTAATTTATCCATATGCATTTCTGCGACCGCTTCAATTTGTTCGGGGGAATAAGCAAGAGTGCCTAGTTTCTTATAATCGACAAATCCAAAAGAACTAAGCTGGGGTGGACTGATCATCCATTGAGTGGTATGGCCCCCAGCTTCCGTCAATAGTGACCATTCTTCTAGAACTATTTCGGTCAAAGATTGTTGCATGTCTTCTTTATACAGCGCGCGTATTTCTTGTGGAGTGAGTCTCGCACCTTTGCGGCGCTTAGCGTCATAATACCGCTCCACTCGTTGTTTGGTAGTAAGCTCCTCCTCGCTTGGTGCGCGCATTGCTTGGCGCCATCCCGCATCCTCTGTGTCGGAAGCTTGTGGTGCGGCCGGCCTGTCATCACCAAACGGAGGGGCGTCGTCTATCCCCAACTCAGCCTGTCTTTTACGGCGCACTCTTTCGGAATATCCAGCCGTATGCTGCAACAACTTATACTTTTCATCCCAGGATGACGTAGCCTTCAGTTTCTCAATAGACTCTTCCGCAGAAAGCCGCGTCCCTACAATTTTAAACAAGCGGAGGCCCGCTGCTTTGCCGCGGCCTTTGGCCGATAATGTTAAGGCATCTATAAAATTGTCTTGAGTTAAAGTAAATTCCTCAATCGCAATTTTTTCACCGTCTTTGCGAGCTACCACATAAACCATACGACCGAACTCAGCTAAGCCATCCACAAGATTAGTATAGCTTCCTTCGATATTGGTTTTTAGGCCCAGTAACTTTAAACTAATAGGCAACGGATCATCACTTTCAGTAAAGGCAATCAAGTCTTGAATTGGCAAGTTTCCCTTGGCAGACACTTCCCCTACTTGCTCCCCTTGTAACAACGCTGCGATGAACCCTTCGAACACAAAACCTGCACTGGCAGCATTAAAGCTCGTAACAACCGCACTCAGGGATTCGAGAATGATAAGCGAGGAAATAATGCGCCTAGGCGACGTAATTTTATTATCGGGGGCTGCAATTTGTTGAAGAAAGGCTAGCTTTCCTTGAATAGTCCTTCCTCCTCCGACAACATTAAACAGGCGTTCGATTTGCGCGCGTTCCATCGACTCAGGATCTCCCCATGCTTCTGTGGGAGTGAATTTGGGCAACACTAATAAAAACTCTTTTCCCTTGGAAACCTTGGTGGACGCTTCGGTCACCACTACGTTATCATATACTTGGTCCAATGTTTCCTCAATCAACTGCATAAGAGCCTGCGGATCCATCAGTTGATCCATTGTCTTGTTATATTCTTCTTTTAAAATCTGGGCCAATTCGGACATCTCATCTTTTCCTTATATAATAATATCAGCAATACCTAGCTCGACTGCTTCTTCTGCTGATAAATAGACATTAACTTTGCGTTCGAGCATCTTTTTCAATCGTGATTTGGTCAGTTTTGTTTCGGATACTAAACAATCAATGAACATTTGTTGTAGTTGCTCAATGGCTTCCATTTCATTTAACATGTTGTGCAAGTCTCCTTGGTTGCCTCCGACGACTGAATGGATCATGATCCGACAGTTCTTTGCAATCTTGCGTTCGCCTTCGGTGCCGGCAGCCAAGATTAATACTCCCGCCGACATTACCTTGCCAAGCCCAACAGTATGAAGAGGCGTGCGTTCACGTACCACCCTCATTACATCATACAGGGCAAACATATCGTCAGCGGAGCCTCCGTAGGTAGAGATATAAAAATCGATAGGTTCTATATCTTTGGGGTCTTTGTGTTTATTAAGATCATTAGCATACAAAAGCGCATGCACTAATTCTCCTATTTTTTCTTCTACTACTTCTGCGAATAATCCTACCATAGGAGCCGCTTCTTGCTCGGGCTCTTTTAATTGCGAAGGATCAAAAAAAATTAAATTCTTTTCTTCTTCTTCCTCCAAGTCAGTGATAAAGGTGGTGAGCGCTTTCTTAATTCGTTTAATCATGGGGGCCTCTCATTAAAAACTGTAGGGCGAAATCTTTGTTGGCTTCTAGGTATCTCATTGCACCTTCCCAATCATTAAAATCCAATATTCGATCAAAAGGAGGAGGGTGCAGTTGCACCAGCATTGTGACGGCTTTCTTCTTATAGTACGTTAATTCTTCTTCCATCTGATAGGAAAAAGCCGTGATATTGTGGTGGGACTCTTGCGATTCTACCATTTTTTCCATGCGGTAGGCTTTAGCAAAATAAAAGTCTTCGATTGCTCGGGCAAGAATAGACGTAGCCACCACTTGCGCAGCTTTGATAAGAAGAAGACTAGTACGAGTAGACTTAATAAAGTAAAGAAGCTTGCAAGTTATGTATCCGAAGATAAAGGTTAATGTAAAGACACCCCATTCCACTATCGTCTCCTATCGGTAAAACAAATCGACCACCAGAGCTTACACCCTAGTGGTCAATATAACTGCTCGTAAGGTTGTTGTCAAGTTTTATTTTGCTGTTAAACGATTGAAGATACGTTCAGCCAATTGATTGGCCATATCTTCGCTCTTCTGGTCCGCCATCAAGCGCGCTGCTACGCGGCGAGACACTTCAGCTACAATCTCTTCTTGATTAAGCTCTTCCATCTGCGCGCGAGTTTCACCAGCGCGACCGGCATCATATGCGCTATCTTGGGTTTGATCACCACACTCTACACGGTTGCCGTCAGAATCATAGCATTTCTTCCCAGCGCGCTGAGTACGAGGGGAGCGAGGGTCTGGAGCCTTAGCTGCAGCATACGCCTCATCGATATCCTCTTCCTCTTCCTTCAACCAGCGGCCTGTAGCCTTGTTCGCCACATCGCTCCGGTCTTGCTTGCCGGCCTTCGTGGAAGAAGCTGCTCCGGATGCCTTGGGAGTGTTCCAACCCTCCTGATATAAATCAGAGTTGCCGGGTACCTCTTCTTCGGCGCCAAATTCCATTTCGACGTCATCGCCAGGGCCTTCTAATTCTGCTGCGCCGACTTCAAGTTCTTCTTCACCCCCTTCTTCGCCGTCTACGCCTAAGTCCATGTCTACGCCATGTTGTTCGCCCCAGTCTTGAATGTGTTGGAGCAAGTCCACAACGAGTTCTTCAGCTTCTCCGCCTTCCTCGCCTTCCATACCTGCGTCATCAAGCGGAACCTCGTCCTCAACGGCTCCTACTTCTAATTCATCTTCGACTTCTAATTCGTCTTCTTGTTCATCTAGCGGATTATTGGTAAAATAATTCTCACTTAATGGAGCGAGATCGGCTAGTTTCATGAATTTCCTAACCTCGCCCTCTGTTAACAGTTTGTTACGAGCCATTTAATTTTCTCCTTGAGCATATAGATGCTAACTCAAAAATAAATAGTAATCTCTTTCAATAAAGTCCAAAAAAACGAGTTTTTTATAAGTCGGGGTGCTCTTTGGCAATCACGTCAAATATATCTACTAGCTGCTGGTCCGATAATCCTAAGTCCTGCGCCCGTTGTGTGCCGGCATTTCGCAGCCCGGCTGTTTTGGCTTTGCGTACTTTTGATTGTGGCTTAACGTCATCAATATAAGACAAAATTCTATCGTCTTCTTCCAGATAAGCTGTGATAAGGTGACGAAAAAAAGCGGATTGCGTCAAGCCGTCCTGACGCAGTTTTATAATCAATTTTGCTTGGCGGTGGTCGTTGTCTGTAAACACAATCTTCTTGGTTAGTTTGCCATAATCAATCTCATTGGACATTACCATTTCCTCGTTAAAATATGCGTGTTGCTTTCAGACAGGCCCGATGGACTTTGACGAACATATTCAGCCTTAAGCTGCAGTTCTTCTATGGAACGCGCGCCGGAATATGAAAGTCCCGAACGGATTCCCCGATCCACATCCTCTAGGATAGCCTTCACGCGACCTTGATAAGGCACTCGTGCAGACACGCCCTCAAGAGAGGTATATTTCCCGCGCCATTCGGTTTGCGCTTCTTTGCTGGCCATGCCTCGATAAGACTTCCACGTACTACCATCAGTATCTCGTTGAATTTCCCCGGGAGCTTCCGTAGTGCCCGCCAACAAGGAGCCGCACATCACCGCGTCAGCGCCGCATGCCAAAGCTTTTACAATGTCGCCGGAGTTTTTTATGCCGCCATCAGCTACAATAGTAACGTCTCGGTCTGTTTGAGAACAATCGAGAATCGTTTGCAAGCCGGGGAGACCGTGGCCGGTTTGAATCCGAGTAGAACAGATAGAGCCGCCGCCAATATTGCAACGTACTGAGTCGGCGCCCCAATCCGCTAGATCATTAATGCCTTCCAGCGTAGCAACGTTTCCTGCCATAATATGAAAGTTGTCTCCAAAAATTGCTCGCAGGGACTGAAGGGCGCGCTTTACTAAGAGATGGTGACCATGTGCCACGTCAATGCATATAAAGGTTGCGCCGGCATCATAAGCGGCCGTCGCTCGGTCGATATATTCTCCAGTGACACCCACTGCGGCCCCTACATGGTCAAATTCACTGATAGTGTCGCTAGCGCGCTTAATATAGCGCTGTTGTTCAATAATGGTATTATATCGGTGTACTACGCCGGCCCCACCATGAGTGGCCATGGCGGTAGCCATGGATGCGCCGGTTACTGTATCCATCGGAGACGATAGGAGGGGTGCTTTAAGAACAAGGCCGTTTCCCAGATCGGCGGTAATGTCAATTTCGGTGCGCGATTCAATATCAGAGTATTGAGGGACGAGCAGAATGTCATCATATGAAAGAGAGTTACTCATTTTTTCCTTTCTCCACAAATTCTTTAATATCGTTGGTGTAAAACCATGTCATTTTGTTGGGCGGGTCTGGATCTTGGAGGTGCTGAATACTCAGTCGTTTATCCCCATTTTTTATCATGACGATGCTAGGCACTCCGTGGAATCCTAGGCGCCCTTCAATAGAAAGATCATCTTCAATATTGAAAGCGAAAAAATGTAAATTTTCTCCCTCGTCATACTGGTTAGCAATGTCTTCGTAATAATCTTTTAAGCTATGGCAATAATGACAATTGTTGGCATAAAATTTAACAATGCATGTAGCCGTGTCTTCGAAGCGGCCTTCAATAAGTTTATGAAGCGCTTCTGTTGATAGTCGTTCAACCATATTTCTCTATAACCTTTTGTGTTTTTTCTAAGCAGTCCGGACAAAAGAGCCTTACTTGATTTGATTCTTCTCTCACTACCACTTGCCATGATGTTACCATATCTTTATTGCTCTTGTCAAATGCTTTTTCACAAGTATTGCATGCGGTGGGCAAGTGTTCAAAGAGGAAAATTTTTTGGGAAAGATTCCGCTCGTCTGGGGACAATTTCTTTTCTACTTTCTTCGCTTTTCTGCGTTGTTTTCTGTTCATTTATAAATTCAATTCTAACCGGGCTGCGTCACTCAAGCGTTCGGGAGTCCAAGGGGGTTCAAACACAATATTAATAATCGCCTTATCAATAGATTTTAATTCTTCTATTTTTGTTTTTACTTCCACCGGAAGGCTTTCGGCCACTGGGCAATTGGGAGAGGTCAAAGTCATCACAATTTCTACTCTTTTATTATCTTGGAGATTGATTTCATAAATCAACCCCAATTCATAAATACTAACCGGAATTTCAGGATCATAAATACTCTGTAATACCCTTACAATCTCTTGCGCGCAAAGTGCTGCATTTTCTGTCTCCATTACCGTGTCAACGCTCCCATGCGCGGATAATCGGCCCACCCATCAGGACGACTTCTAAACACCACCACAGCCGAGGGAAAGGGGGCACTATTGTTACTGTCTCCAAACTTAAGTCGGCCTTTAATGAAGAAAACCATCTCTGCTTTCATTACATAATTATGCCAATATTTTGTGTCAGTGCGCGCAGGGATCAACATCACTACCTTAGTGTCTGGATCTTGTGCTTCTTCATATCCTTTCTTGATCCACTCTTCGATTCCTCGCCCGTAGGGAGGATTGACAAAGACTGTGTGGCCTTGCCAGCTTTTCTCCAAGCCGTTTTCAGTCGGAGTATAGAAGTTGGCACACTTAGTGTTGTAAGGGGTGGCGCACGGATCTAAATCAAAAGGCCCAAATCTCCAATCTAGTTTCTTAAAAAAGTCATCGGGAGTTGCCCATTCACCAGTTGTGCTGGCAAACATTACTTTTTGTGTGGCTTGGTTCATCCTGTACTCCCTAGGGCTCCGTCGCCCCTGTCGCTGATGGTCATCGGATAGTCATTATACAGCGCCTCTGTGGCTGTCTCTTGCGGTCGAAAATGTACTACGGGGGTCAGCACCAGTTGTGCAATTTTTGTGCCCGGCGCAACATATTGAGTATTGGAACCCACATTGTGAAGGTTAATAAACACCTCTCCTTCGTAGCCTGAATCAACCACGCATGCCCCTACAACAAGGCTGCGCTTTGCAGCCATTCCAGATCGATTCTTCACTTCAAGCATATACCCGTGGGGTACTTCAAACTTTAAACCTGTGGATAAAATCCGGCTGTCTCCTGGTTGGAGACGACATTTATCCTCGGTATTCTCGGGACAGTAATAAACGTCTAAACCCGCATCCGAGGGGTTTGCGCGGGTTGGGGTCGTAACCCCTTCCCGCACCTTTGAGTATCGTATAATCATGGGGTAGGCTTTCCTCCGCTAATCATTTCAAAATTCTCCACCACTTCATCAATGTTAAACTTTCCTTTGTAAAGACGATATGCCTTTACTGCTGCTCTAATCTCATCCGTATTGAGCCAGCTATTCTCGCGGTACTCTGACCGCAGGTCGCGACGTTGATCCTTATAGGGTTCCATCGCCTCTTCAATTGCTGCCAGTGAGCGAATATACTCCTTGACATATCTCTTTTTCTCTTCGTGTGAATTGGCCACACTTGCCTCCTTTGTTACTCTATTAATATAACAAATAATTCGGTGGATGTCAAGTAGTTTTATTCTATAAATCCAAAAAGTTGATGCAAGTATCTTCGCATTAAATCATCTTTTTCATCTGCAGTCTCGCATTCTGCAAACATATAATTGTAAGTCTGTTTCTCGCTTATAATGTTCTGGTTAACAGTGCCGGCCTCTTTGCGCATCCACCGTACTTGCTCTTTATAGTTGGTAGGGGTCTCAACCCCATATTGATCCGCGAGATCTAAGAGGACAAAATAACGGCGCTCCTCTAATGCTTTCAGCGCCTTCTTGAACGTCTGCATCTTATGCTCTCTCTCTTCGGGGCTTAAATCTTTGGAAAGACGGTCAGGATGAAAATGCATAGCCAATTTTTTGAACACCCGAACAAATGCTTTATGCACTTCGGTTTCTCGTTCAAAATCTTCCACTTCCTCCATCATGTTCGCAAACTCTTCATTATCTTCTAGAAGCTCATCGTTCTGGCACAAACTTGTTTCACTACTAGACTCCTTGAAGGCGTTGCTGGGGTTGTCCAAACCGAGCCTTTCATAATGAGCAGCCGTCAAAGCCGCCAAGTCAATATTGTTGCGCTGGCAATACTCTTCATAGTATTGTTGGAATTCAGGGGCAGTCGTTTTAGTTATCTGGTGGGTCAAGTCAAGTTCCCCATATAGATAACGTAACTCGTTTACTATCTTTTGCCATCGAAGCCGAATTGTAGACACATTTTATCCTCTCTACTTAAAATCAAACTTAACGCGAGCTTCGATCTTTAATGTAGGGATGTGTAGGTGGTTGGTGAGATTGTGCTTTAAGCACTCGTCACCTTCTAAAAACCAGTCGGCGTGGCCTTTTTCATGAATGATATCCAAAAAATAATCTTCGTGATGGCCACAGTTTTTGGCCATCATCTTATAAACTTTTTGATTTAATCTCTCGGTCTCTTCTGCGTCTGCTTTAATCTCTTCTACTTTTCCAATAGTCATGGAAGATACATCATGAATCATTAAAGTTGCGTCTGGGTCCATGTATCGCATTCCGTCTTTGCCGAAACTAAAAAGGATGGCGCCGCATGACATGGCCTTTCCTTGCACTATGGTGGCGACGGAAATGCGTGCATGAGTGATGTCGGAAATCATCGACATCAAACTATAGACTTGCCCTCCGTAGCTATCAATGATGATAGGCACTACGGGTTGGCCCGTATTGTGGGCTTTGCTCATTTTCTCTGAGAAGTCTTTGGCTGCAACCTCATCAAACTTTTTAACCCGAATGACAATAGGCAAATCATCAACAAATTCTTTGTCTTTTAACAAGGGGCTGAAGTTGGTGATGATGTTCATATTACTAATTACCCCAGCAATCGAAAATTGTGCCGAATAGATCGAGTTGAAAAGCCCCAGTCGGGATCATATTCTAACCGAGACATATAGGGTCGATTAACAAAAATCGTATCCCTATCCGGTCGGACTCCCCAACAGCGAATGCGCGTCAGTTCATTATTACTATCAATTACTTCTATAATCCAATAGAGTTTTCCATTCTTAGTTTTGCGTGGAACAATCTTTCTGGGGATAAACCAACACAATTGAATATGCGGATCAAATTCAGAGATGGGAGGCACGAGCTTGTCTTGTAGCTTCTCAATCGTCTCTGTATTGATAACAAGATTGATAGGAAAGATTCCGGTGAGATCTGTCTTAAATTGAATGATCTCTTCTTCAGTAAAGTCTCCTTCGGGCTTATATTTCTCCATGTTCTCGACCAACTTCTTCAAGGTCTTGGGTCGGTCCACCACACACGCTGACCAGAAATGCTTTCGGCCGGTAAAGCGATCATCCATGATGCCGTCCAAGGCACCACCACGACACAGCGCGTCCAGCGCCTTCTTGTTAAACTTGCTGTAGGAGACTCCCTCTCGAAATAACAAGTCTTCTGCGTTCTTAAAAGGTCGATGGTTTAGAATCTGTTCGATTGCGGCCATCCCGAGTCCCTTAATAGAAGTCAGCGGCTGAATAAGGGTCTTGCCATCGGCACTAATCTCCCAGACGGTGCCTGACTTGTTGATATCCAATGGCTCAATTTGAAAGCCGTACTTCTTTGCGATGTTGATGGCTTTTTCTTTTCTGCTCTCGGGCTCTTTGTCCAAGAAGGCGGCCATCCACTCAGAAGGATAATAATTCCATAGCCACGCACACTGATAAGAGATAATACTATAGCTAACGGCATGCGACTTGTTAAAGCCATAGCCGGAGAAATATTCAAACTTATCCCACAGCGCTTCGGCTGCATCCCGAGCGATCCCGTTGGAAACACACCCATCAACAAATTTAACACGAAGCTTAGTCTTAATGCCGCCTTTGCCTGTACCTTTCTTGGTCAAAACCTTGCGGAGCATGTTGCCCTCGTCAAGAGTCAGCGCGCCTAGCTTGTGTGCCAGGAGTGCGATCTGCTCTTGGAAGATGAGAAAGCCAAATGTTTCTTCGGTAATTTCTCTCGCTTCTTCCGACAAATACGATACATATTGCGGATGGTTCTTTGCTTCTACATAGTCAGCATCGACTCCAGCCGAAAGGGGACCAGGACGGAAGATTGAAGTTACCGCTGAGATATCGATAAGGCTTGTCGGCTTGGCTCTGGTACAAAAGCCTTGGGCCCCCTGTTCAGTAAACTGGAAGACGCCGGCCCACTTGCCCTCATGAAAGACATTCTCATATACCTCTTGATCATCAAAATCCAAGACATCTGGATGGATGTGTTCATTGTAAAATGTCAGTACATCTTCGAACGTAGGATTCTCGATGCCATGATGACGGCGCAAGATATGCTCAATGCACCCTTCCATCATCTTTAAGGTCGAGAGTCCCAATAGATCAAACTTAATGAAGCCCATGGGCTCCAAGTGACGCACGTTCTGTCCTTCGCTCCATGGCGACTGGCGTACCCCTCCCGAATTAATGAGAGGCATATGACGATCTAGATCTTCTGCAATCACAACGCCGCCTGCATGACGGCTGCACGACCGCACCTGTCCGACCAGCCCTTCAACGCGGGCTTTGACTTCGGGGTAAGTCTGCAAAAACTTCTGGAGGGTGACCGAATACTCCATCACCTCTTCCCAGGTGGGTGCGTAGACGCCGGCTTTAATCCCGTGCTTCTTTTTAGCCTCTGGCGTAGCCTCTCGAATCATAACGCTTGTTACGTTATTGACCTCTGTAAAGGGGATACCATAAAGCTTTGAGATGTCTTTGATGAGCGATCTCAATTGCAAGGTGTTCCAGTTAGAAATGGGAGCTACGCAATCTTCTCCCCACATCTCCACCAACTTCTCTTTGAGTTCCATACTATCGGATACATCATAATCGATATCCGGATAGTCGGTTGCGTCGGAGCGCAGAAAGCGTGAAAACAGCAAGCCGTACTTAATGGGGTCGACTTGAGTGATGCCCAGTGTATAGGCCACAAGAGAACCCGCGGCTGACCCTCGGCCCGGGCCAGCGAGCATTCCTTTGGTGGCTTCGTCAGCAATAGCCTTCATGGTCAAGAAATACTTGGAAAACCCACGATCATCAATTACATCTAGTTCTCGCTTTAGTCTCGCCAAGTATTCTGGGTTTTCGTTAAGCCCTTTTTGGCGCAGGCCTTCGAGTGCATAGTTAACTAATGCTTGCGTGGCGGTTGTGCCGGCGGGCACCACAAAATCAGGGAGACGCACCGTGGTATCGGGAAAAAAGCTTTCGATGCGTTGGTGTGCGATGTGATAGGTTTCGGTAATGCTGTTCATCACCAATTCGTCATCATAATCAAAACCAGCAGTTTCGCAGTAATTCTGATAACTCTCCCACATTTGGTCGCCGTTCTTGGGATACAATTCGTATCCTATCTCCTCTACACCCTCGGGAAATTCTGCACCCTCACCCCAGGATGGAGTTCCTTTTCCAAGCCATCCTAGGCGTTTGTATAGCTCTCTATCCTTCCATGCGGTCTGGTTCGGGTAGTGACTGTCGGCTGTGGAAATCAGCTTCATATTAAACTCTTCAGAAATTTGAATAATGAGCTGGTTAAGTTCGTGTTGCTCTTTAATGTTGTTCCACTGTAGCTCGCCATACCAGCGATCTCCAAAGACTGCTTGCATGCGACGTGTTGTCTCCCGCATATCATCGAGGGCCGCTTCACGATCAACACCGGTGCGGTTGCCTTCTTCGTCGTAAGTACCGTTCTCCCAGTAGTTCCCAGCATAGACTCCGCCTAGACAGGCGGATGCAGCGATGACTCCTTCGCCATACTTCTCAAGCAGTGCATAGTCCATGCGAGGATAGCGATAGAAATTCTCACTTTGATAACTCTCCGAAACGAGTTTGAAAAGGTTGTTCAGCCCTGTTTGGTTTTGTGCCAACAGAATAAGGTGTCGGCGCCGGCGCAGAAGGCCTTGTACCTTCTTGCTGTCTGTTTCGTCTTCGACAGTGGCGCCTGAAGCGGCGTCCTTCTTGGCGCTGCGGGCGCGCTTCTTGTCTGCCATGGCTCTTTCATATTCCTCTCGCCACTCCTCAATGGAAGGAATAAAGTAGGCCTCGACGCCGAAAATCGGTTTAAAGTCCTTCCCCTCTGCCTGCATCTTCTTGGCGTGCAGAACCTGTCCCGCTAGTCCGTTCATGTTTCCATGGTCGGTGAGCGCTAACGCATCGCTCCCGTTCTCAAAAGCAAAGTCCATATGCGCATCGGGATACCCGATTGCATCAAAAATGGATCCTGCTACACTGTGGGCGTGTAGCCCTACGAATTTAATCGTCATCTAATTCTCCCTCTCTATATGGTAATTTAACATGTTTATGGGCCTTTGTCAAGCTATTTGATGGTTTTTGTATAAAGTTTTCAGAACCCATAAATAGTTGATATTGTTGCCATTTTGAGATATCATAGTACCAATCAAGCTCCTCTCTGTGGGCCCCTTGATCACCCACTTTCGCAAAGATGGTATCAAAAGCAAAGTGGCGTGCAGACCACCTTTCTAAAAGTGGCAATTTTTTTTGTGGATATTTTTCATCAGGACCGGGGTTTATATATTCGCGGGTAGTAGTTTGATTGACATGTCGTCGACAATGAATATAGTCGTCACCGAACATGGTGAAAGGAAGAGGAACATTATCTTTGACGGTTTTCCCTTCGTGGGTTAAAAAAAAGTTATTTTCAAAATCTGAAATTTTGCCGCGGAAATTTCTCAGCGAATACACATTATAGGCATTCATCGGAAATGTGACAAAATACTTATGCGGTATCACCCATTTAGATATCATGTTGGCCACTCTCCAGGCTGAATAGACGCCGTATAGCGCAGACCAGCCATATGAGTCTCGGCGGTCACGATCTTTGGGGTGGATAGGCACATAATATATAGGAATCTCTTTGCGATGTTCACTAGGGAAAACGCTATGCTGACGATAAAAATACACGGGGTCATAGGTCCACTCCCCTACTACCTTTTTAATGATGGGCGCAAGGTCATCGTTAGCCACAATCCAAATGGTTTGACATCCCGCTACTGCACACTCGAACACGGCTTTTTGTACAGCCGTGAAACCGGGGTCCACCGGCATCAAACAAGACGGTATCTGTAAATCAAAATCAGTTTGGAGGCCAGCGAGTGGGATGATACCTGCCAAGTGGATGTGTCTGCCATCACTCATAAGTTATCTAAAAATCTATTGTATCCCAAGCAAGCTGACGGTAAAGTCTGGAGTAAATCTTCTTCATCAATCTCCGGCACCTCGACCGCTTCGACTGATGGCTGTGGGCGTGCCAGTTGCGGGCTTCTCTCGCGGCCAATGATAGTCGTTCTAAATTTGTAATATTTGGGGGTACCCGTGGGCGAGTAGCCATTAAACAGTCCTTTCATTCCTCGGCTCTCCATCTCAGCCAGCATTTTAAAGCGTGCCATCGTTTGACTATGGTCAAATTCTAAAAGTTCGGCTTCAGTGAGATGGGAGACTACACAAGCATCCTTGACCAGAGAATTCCCGTCAATGCGATCTGTAGGATAAAACCAGATGTGTTTGACAAAATCATCGGGTGTTTCAATGAAATCGATTTCATGCTTGCCTCCGCGATTGAACGCTATCCAATCATAACATATGTATAGGGGGTTGGCAACTCTTTTTTGCTTTACCAATCCTGTGCAATGGGGGTCACCAAAATAAAACGCCTTTTCAAATTTGATCTCGGCTATTTTTGAGTATTCATTAGAGCAGACTAAGGTTTCTCCGTTGTATCGCAAACTCTCGCAGAGGGTACTCAGAGGGGCGCGGCCGGCGAGTGCTGTAAGAAATAATAACCTCTCCCACACTAACATTTTGGGAGCTGCAACGTTAATGTTTCCGTTGTGAGTGGTGAGACGGCGTGCGCTGTTATCCAAATGAATACAGGACATATCTAAGTCGGGGTTCAGATAATCAAACCGAAAGGGCGGCTCGGGATCGGTAAAAAAAATGGGGAGTTTATTATGGAAGGCGTATAAAACTGCCGTTAGAGTACTCCCGATTACTATCTCTTCATACTCATGAATCATCTGCGCAGACTTCGCTCGCGCTACTGTATCCACTAGCCTCCTCTTCTTCTACTTCTTCTAGAAGCGCTTTAATGTCTAGTCCCGCGCAGTCTTTCTTGGTTTTGGACACATGATAGTGACTGGCAAAGCCTTTGAAATCTCCGTACTTCACATGCTGGGCATAGTTGTTGTCGGTATTACCAAATTGATTGAGGGGGGCCGCATAGGGAATGTCTAAGCCATTATGAATAGCTTTCCACAATTGTTTGAGCGCTCGGATTTGTACCGGATAGAACCCCAAAAAAGATTCGAGTTCCTGGCTTTGGCACCGTACCCCTTCTAAGATGGGCCTCTCTCCATGACCGTTTCTTACATACCACTCTTGATATTTAGGATAATATGCATTTGAAATTTCCACTCCCACCGAAGCACGATTTGCGCGCTCGCTGCCTGCGTGCCAGCAGCCATGCTGCATATCAATGGTTTGGTAGATTGTTCCATCATTATCGATGAGAAAGTGCACCGAAATACCGCGATTGTTTAAAACTTTTTGACAGGAGGCGGAACTGAGGCACACGTCCCAGTGATTTACAAAGTAGCGAATGGCGCGTGCTGGCCGGCCGCTGTAATCATAGTGTGTTCCTGGATTTGCTTTAAGGCCACCGCTCTCCGACCAAAGCACTACCTTGTCCCACTCAATAGGAATAAAGTTGCCATTAAAAACGATATAATTGGAATAAGTAGGGGTGTCGGGCTTGTGTTCATCAATGTCTACTTGACGCTCGGTCCAAATGCGACGAAAAGTCATGGGCCCTACGAGACCATCGGGAGTAAGAGAATGATCACGTTGCCACTTCTTCACTGCTCTGATCAACTTATCATCATAAAATTTCTCACCAAACCATGTTGGATCCCAGCCTAAATTAGCTGCAGACGATTCATTATAAAAGTTTTTATCGATTGGCATCCCATTCCGACCTCGCTATTCTTTCCCGACAATTCCTATAATATAATTATCTAACACAACATTAATCGTCTGGTTTTTAATATTAATTTCCTCAACCATTGTTTTATCTACTACGATTTGGCTCCCCACTTCTAGATTTTCCTTGAAGCGTACATCGCTAGCCCAACTAATAATTTCCGCTGTAATATAACGCTCTTCTTTGGGCTTAAAGTCGGCCGGCAACATGATACCACTTTCAGTCATGTTCTCGGGGGGTGCGGGGAGTCGAATGGAAACATATCGATTCACTGGGTTAAACAAATATCACCTCCTAAATTGTGCATGTGTCATTTGTACAGAATTTGGTGCCGTTTCCACCCTGTTCGTCATGAATGCGACTAATCGGAGTGATGGCACTTATCATTTTTTCATAAGTCTCTTGGCTAATAGCCTCATAGGGGGCCTGTTCATACCCTGTTTCCTCATACTTGAGGAAAGAGACAGCCTTCAAGCGCGTTTCATACATTTCGAGAGCATCTTTAATTTGGGACGCCTCTTCTTCTTTGAAAGTCACTGTAATGGAAACCGAATTGTCTGCCCAGTAGTGTTGATACTGCGCGGCGATTTCTAGTTGCTCCCACATTCCCACGTCTTGTTTTCCTTTAGTAAAGTGGCGTTCGTATACAGGAAACTCTACCACCATCGTGCGCGGAGAATACTTATCCTTTTCTACATTATAGCCTGACTTCTTAAGTGTGTCAAGAATTTTAGAGTCTTGAGAGAAACGAATACGGCGAATATAATATTCGGCTTCCGGAAAATGAATACCTGGAGTTGATCCATTAAGAAGCGAGACCGTCCCCGAGGGCTTAATGGATGTGGTGCGTACAGATTTCGGAATGCATAGCCAGTTAGAATATTCTTCATCTAGTTCATTAATAGTCTGGTAGGCCGTGTCGCTCCATTGATACATCTGGCGGCGGCCATGCTTAGTGAAGGCCTGGACAACGCCCGACTGGGACAATCCAATACGTCGGTTCTTAAGCATCTTGGCGTTTGTTTCGGGCCAGTGAGTGTTGGAAAGAGTAATTGTCTTGCCATAGAGGTAGGCGATCTTTAATGTTCTCAAATAATCATCGAGATTTTCATGCTTGGCAGGGAAAGTCTCTACAAGACAACAAAGCTCTGCGTCTTCTAGCTGCTGCTCCACGCACGGATTGAAACCGGCGACACTAACATCGTCTAAACGCACGCCATCCTTAAAGCGCCCACGAGTGCGCGCATTTTCTAACCAAATGTACCCCGGCTCTCCTTTCTTCTGGCTCTGCTGGGCATGCCATGCATAGTCCATTCCCACGACCGCATTAAAGGAGTTGTTGGAGCCCCACCTGTGGTGGTACAGCCTTTCATCATCGTTTTTCATTTCGAGATAATGTTTATCATCGTGGCGCCCCATAGCCAACGCAGCGGAGCGCCGCACATTACCAGCCACCACACAGCGACCAATAAGATTTTCAGTATCTACAATATCTACGGATGTGATAGTCTCATCCAAGCGCTCTCCATAGAGAGCAATTAAATTCTTATGCAACTCTTTAAGCGGGCCTGCTCCACTCGATGTACCACCAAACCCATGAATGGGTGCTCCCTCGGCACGAATAATAGAATAATCAAACTTAGGCACCTTTCCTCCAAAGAAAAAGCCATCTAAAAGAAGGTGTACAGAATCTACCCATCCTTCCCGAGAGTCATCAATAACGAGAGTGTCGTTGGTATACTGGGGCTCTTTAATAGTTAGGGTGCCGGCGCCTTCGGTATCAAACCCTACTCCAATCCCCAACATCAAAGCATCCATCATCCATGCAAACAAATATCCCCCCTTGGTGGACAAATCTTTAGTGGATCGAAAAGCACAATTAAATAATCCTGCGGCGGTTCTTTCTTCTACAAACTTCGTACCCATCATCCACAAGCCGCGGCCAGGGGGTGTCCACTTGAGGTTGAACAAACGATCATAGGCTTCTTTGGCTGTACGTTGGGCCTTTGCATCATTCCATTCGAGACCTAGGTGGAACACATGGGCCTTCTGCATATCAAACATTCCTTCAATGACACGTTTACATGTCTGCCACCACTCCTCGGATCCTGTGGCATCAGAATCGAATTCGCTAAGACGACGCGAGTACGTGCGCTTAAAGGTGACATATCCCAACGGACCCCAGGGAACTTCTTTAATTTTATAAGGCTCCAAGAAGGTGTCGGATAATCTGAATCTACGAATGTTGTCTAATGTTCTCATGCTGCTTATTTCCTTTTTAGTTTGGAGTATTTCTCTCGCAATAATTCTTGTTGTTGTTTGGTTCCGAGTGCTACTGGTGTGGTTGCAATTGAACTAACACCATTAGGCATCGGCGCCTTGGGAAGGATTTTAATCTTTACATACGACGTATCCATAAAGATAGGATAGATGATCCCATCCGGACCGTTCCTATTCTTAGCAATAAAAATCTTTCCTTGGTTGTTTTGTTTGTCTTCAATGGTGCGCGAGACAGAAAAAATAAAGTCTGCCACGAAACACTTGTTAAAGGCTTCGGAGATTTGCTCCATCGTAATCACTTCTGCGTTTAAGCCAGAACGATTTGTTTGGGATGCGGTCCAAATAGGGCATTTGAACTCAGTAGATAAAGCACGAAGCTCCTCATAAATAGATTCGAGTTCGTTTCTCTTCTCTTTTCTTACGGTAACGGGCTTTAAAAGATCTGCGTAGTCCACAATCACAAGCCCAGGATTAATGCCCCGCTTAATCAAGCGAGACAAGTGGGAGCGGATGGTGTTGGTGGTAGCCGACTTGGTGGGGTACTCTTTAACAATAAGAGAGCCGTCAATATCTTTGATCGCCTCGTACACTTCTTGCTTAAAAGTAATAATATCAGAAAGAGGGTAGCCAGTCAAACAACTGTCATAACGATTAGCAATGACTGTATCTTGTAGCTCAAGAGTATAGTGGATAACCGTCTTCTCTTGCTTGAGCGCCTGCGTTCCCAAGTGAACCAGGGCCATTGATTTGCCCGCGCCCGTAGGGGCAATCACCACTCCGAGTTCCCCTTTACCCAGGCCTCCACCACAAAGAGCATCAATTTCTGTCCATCCTGTGGATACCGGCTTGCGGTGCTTAGGTTGAAATCTTATTTCAAAATCAGCAACATAATCATATCCAAAATTGTTGTCAGATCCAAGCTTGAGCGCATCATTAATGACCGTAGAGATCTCATCGAAAGAACAATTCTGAAGAAGTCCTACCGAATGCATCATGGCTTCTTTAAGATTCTGTTTGCGACAAAATTCCAAGGAGACATCTTTAATGTATTCTGTATCTGTAAGCTCCTGCGCATGAATGCGAGCAAAATATTCTCTAACTTGATTTTGCGTTACCTCATCATCGTTGTCTAGCTCAGTACGCAGAATAGTAATCATCGCCTCTACAGAAGGATGAGTATTATACTTATCGCGATAGTCGGTAATCTTATTAACAAAAACCCTAAGATATTCTAGCTCTAAAAACTGAGTATCTAACACTTCGGTGATTTGATCGGCGAAAGGCCGGTCTTCAAAAATCAACTGCACTAAGCCCTCTTGGAAGGCCTTTCCATACCTTCCAAAGTGTGCATTTTTAGATAGCATAAATCCCTCTTAACTGTGTACTATATATATAACATGGCTGGAGCTAAAGTCAATTAAAAATCGACTAAATTTAGCTTGGATTGTCAAGACATTCCCTCGCGATTTTGTTTAACGATGTTCTCAAATCTTCCCAATTTAATTCACCAAAACCATCATCGCGCATCATCCCAATAATCTCGGTCTTGTTAAAGTCGCACTCAAAATTTTCGATTGATTCTTTGACGTGTGCTTTAGACTGAAAAGACATCTGTGGAGCATACAATTGCATCAGGCGATAGTTATGTTCGATGAGCTTCTTGTTCTCCGCGATATTGGTAAAAAACTTGAGCGTACTTTTCGTATTCTCACAGAAATCTACCACTTCATCAATGGTATAAGATTTACTGTCGCTTAGAAAGTTTAATCTTTTACTCACAGTCGCAAAGCCGGCGCCTTTAATGCCTGGAAGATTGTCGGAGGTGTCTCCTACAATAGCTCTAGCGAGAGCCATGTTGGTCGGATGGACTCCAGTTTGTTCAATGATTCGTTTCTTGTTAAGTAATTCGTTTTTGGTGGGACGCAACAATACAGTCTCCTCATCACACACCTGCATGAAATCGCGGTCATTAGAGATAATAATTTTTTGCCATCCCTTATAGTAATCCATCTGTGTAATATATGCAATCACATCATCCGCTTCGATCTCTGGAATCATAAACTGAACGATAGGCATGTTGTTCATATATTCAATGACGCGACTTTGCTGCCACATTTTGTTGTGCAACTCTTCGTCATCAGTAAGGTTGTGGAATGCGCGATTTAATCGAATCGGCTTTCTGCCTGCCTTATAGTTTTTGTCGATACTCTTGCGCTTTCGTGATCCGTTAGGACCATCCCACACTACTATGATCTGATCTGGCTTTGTCTCTCGGACATGTCGTTGAAGGATCTTAATGAATCCCTTTAATCCTCCGATAGGATCCCCGTTAGAGGAAATAGATGGGTCTACAATGTAGGCCCTAAGATACGCATTCAACGCATCTACGATCAATACTCGTTTCATAGCAAAAGCCCCGCCTGTTATATATAATATAACATAGCAGGGCCTCAATGTCAAGCAGTTTTTAACGATATCTGCGTGGAGGTGGTGCCGGTCGGCCGCGGCCTCGGACATGGCGCACGTAAGTATGCGGATGTCGATTAATCATATGACGAGGTACGGTACGCAATTCCCATGACCCATGAATCCAAACGCCTCGGGGGTTGTAATGGCCTTGAACCCAAACCCAGGCTTTAACCTTAACTGGTTGAGGGTGTGCTTGGGGTGCTGGGCGTGGGGGCGGTGGGCGATGGACTGCTGCCGGTGGCGGGGCTGTGTGAGGATGCGCATGTACGGTGCAAGCACTCGTCAGCAATGCAATGCTCGCCATTATAATCTTATTCATTTGAAATCTCCTGTTCTTCATAAGGTTCGTAAAAATCGTCGGCAGTTCCTTCGCGCCGATCAAATCGTTGAATGACTTCTTCATCCATCAGACGTATGACCTGTTCTCTAAATTCATTATCTGATTTAATAATCTCGGACCACTTAGAGGGCTGGAACTTTTTTGTGTAGCCGTCTGCAGTCTCTAAAGTATACCATGCACCCTTGGAAGTCAAGTATTCGGATGTCTTGATAGCATCGAACCAGCTTTCTTCATCGCGGATGCCAACCTCATCGGTACCCCACATAATACGGAAGGCACAGTTTCTTCCTTGGGTTCCGAACCTAGACTTCTCTAGTCTAACTTTAACTTCAGATCCAATACGGAAACCTTTATCATCCATCACGAAAGCACTCTTGGCCTTGCGTCCGGTGAGCCAGATGCGCAGCGAATAAGAATAGTGCATTGCTTTTCCGCCGGGTGTCATGTAGGGTGTAGTCATGGCAGTGATATGAGCCATGGGCCCACTAGTAATGTTAGTCTTAAGCTGGTTAAGAACCAAGAAGGTTGCCTGCTTGTCTGCGATAGGAAGGGTCAGCTTTGACATTCCCTTCGCAAGGATGCGCGCCTTCATTGCCATCGAGGATTGCGGATTAAAGTCGCCTTCCACATCCGACACTGCGGGAGTGAACGCGAGAGAATCCCAAATCAATAGCAGCTTCTCGTCGGTTGCTCCTAGAAGTTCTTCAATTGTCTCAAGAACAAACTCGACAGACGATGCCTGAACGTACATTAAGCGCTCTAGGTCGCAGCCTGCTGCCTCCAAAAAAGCAGGGTCGATGGCTGACTCGGAATCAAAATATACGACGAGCTTATCCATTTTCTGGGCGTTGGCTGCAATCTGTGCGGCCATGTAAGACTTCCCTGTGGAGGTGAGTCCTGCAATCTCTGTAACCTTGCCGACAGGAATGCCGCCGATGTGTCCCTTGCATATAATACTATCAAGCCAACGCGATCCTGTGGGGATCCATTCTTTGACTTCGGTGGGATTCTCACCCGTTAAATCGTGCGCAACATTACGTCCCGCTTTTTTATTTACCAAGGTCATGAGATCTTGCATAGATACACGACCAGCCTTGGTTTGTTTTGCCTTTCTTGGCATACTGCCCTCCTGTTTTAATTTAAAGCTTTATAACTTTACCAGTATCAGACGGAATCGTCAACTGTTTTGGAAAAATAATCTTAGAAAAACCAAACTTCAATCGACAAGTATTTTTCAAGATATCATTCCACTTTTTTACCTCTTCAACAAAACTATTTCTGTCTTGCTCTAACAAGGTCAAACTCTCTTTAACATTATATATGTCACAATAAACAACTATCTCGTAAGAGGAGTCGCCTACGAGAGTTCCATCGTGGTGACTTTCAATTAAAGAAGTAATAATATTTGCTCTAAAGTTATTGCCGTTAGTGGATGTAAAAGCAAGATATGTTTTCTTATCCTCGTCAAAATGCTCTAAAAATTTCTTTCTTTTTTGCTTATTTTTTCGGCCCATAGTAACGCCAGGATCATATCCATTTTTAACCAAATCATTAGTCTTATCAGCAAATGTAACTGGTTTGACTTTTGAGTTTGCATCTGTTCCACTTCTTATCCATTGGTTACGAATCTTTGTTCTGGTTGCCTTATAGAGAAATTGCTTGGGATGAATATCGTTCATAATATCATCGAATTCTTCTCTTGTTGGAAACTCGCCGGATGGAACCAAGCCTCCAAAAGTTGGGTCCGCCTTTCTTAGGCCGGCTAGCTGGATAAAAATATCAGTGAGCTTGTAGAAGTTTCCTGCGGGTGGGGGGTTACATTGAATACGGCCCTTTACCTTAGCATAACTATTCGACACTGGCTTGCCATACGTGCCATCCTTTAGAGCTTCATAAAATTCATTACTAACCACAAATGCAAAAAAGCTTTCATCACGTCGCTGATGCAGCAAATAAAAACTTCGGTGATGACCTGTCTCCATGTTCCAAATATTCTGGGTGCCATGGCTAACAAATGGAAGATATTCGAGTCCATTTTTCTCAATTAATGGGCCTAGTTCTTCTCTACAATATTTTTCATCAGACACCTTAAGTCGTATTTGCGCCTCGCTAATGTCATCCTGTGATAACTCAATCATGCCAGTTATAAATCTTCGATAGATTTTATCTCCGATTGGGACGAGTAACAGTTTTGCGTGACATTTCTCATCCACTCTCGGATCTTTATGGCCTAGGGACATTGCTTTGCGAACGATTGTGTCTTCATTACTAATCAAACCAGCAACATCATCATTTTTCTTTAAAGGTATAACATTGGTACCCATTTTAACTCCGTAAATATATAAAATTTAAAGTGGCAGACATTTCCCGGTCTGCCAGCGGGGCGAGCCTAGCCTGCTACCAGTTCATTAAATGCACGATCCACGTCAGTAGTTTCAGTCGTACTATACTTGGTAGTCTCGCGTGAACGTGACTCAGCGGATCCGTCTCCGGCAAGTTGTTCATCGAGAATAGCGCCGACCTGCTCCGGGCTAAGACGTTCGAATAGACCGTCAAATTCCGGCATGCCATCAAGGAGGGCGGGGATGGCCTCAGTATCCTCAAGCAATGTTGAGGTATTACGACGCATTTTCAGGCTCGTCTGGGGATAGGCACCGGGCTTGGTGGGCTTGGTGTAGGTAAGAGTAATATCTGTACCCTCCGTAACGTCTGTGACGTCCCCATATTCCGGGTCTAAAATGTAGCCAAGAAGAAGTTCGTATGCGGTCTTACCATAACCGTACACCTTGATTCCCTCATCTTCTCGACCACGAACCACAACGGGAGAGAAGTAGCGAGTGCGTACAAAGAGTGCCTTTGCAAGCTTCTTGCTTTCCTCATCGTTGCTATCACTTCCTTCTCGCCAAAGCGAAGAAGCGAATTCACAAATAGGACATTCTTCTCCATAGTTGCGCTTGGGACAGAGGATTCCTCCTCGGTGTTCGCCAACGTTATAGTGAAAGAACATTTCCTTCAAAGGATCTCCGTCGTTAGTTGGAATGATCCGAATGTCGGTGTCTCCCTCGTCTGGTTTAAACCAAACAGAGTTAGTATCACCCTTGTTTTCGCCGCGCAAAGTTGCGAGCTTGCGGCGCATAAGCTCCATATCAATTGACATTATTCAATTTCTCCTTGTGTGAATAAAGTATATCACTCTTGCTCTTCTTTGTCAAGAGTATTTTCTTGTATTGCGTTAGTGTGGGCAACGCAGAACCCAAAGTCATCATGTTCTGTTTCATAAATTGCATAAGAAATCTTGCGAAAAGTATTTTTAGGCTTTTCTTTAAGCTTATCAACCAACTGTTTGTGTAAGCCGCCTTCGGTGGCCAATCTCTCTTCGTTTATACATATATAATAACACAACTCACGGGGGTTGTCAAGGTCAAAAAGCCATTTTTCTTCTAAAGAATTAACGTCCAACATTCCCAAGGTTCTAATGCGATGGATAGCTGCCGGCTTGGAGACTTGGCCAATTTCTGGCTCGCTAAATTCAAAGTAGTTTAAATAATGAATAGTGGAAAAGATAAACTCATTCAGCATTTCATAATAGTTTTTAATAGGCACTTCGCCCAAGGCTTCTTCTAGTTTTAGATTAGATATTAACGTAATCGAACTAAACAATCCCGAACGTGCATACTCCTGGAGCACCCCGAAAGTGACGCGTTCTAAAAGCTGGGGAGTCCCGGTCAATAACTCGATGTCGGGGCGGATATAAAATAAATCTATTTTTTTATCTTTGATCTGCTCTAGAATTCCTAGGGTATAATTAGAACTCATCGATGAGCCCATAACAAATACCTGGACGCGTTCTCTTATATTGGCGAACACTTTCTCTAAATTAGGAATGTTTTCCTCATAAGCTTCGGGGTCGCCAAGCCTCTTGAGCTTAATTTTAAATTTACTATTGCGGGCCACGTTGGTGTTTAGCGAATAAACTTCATAGTTCTCCATACCAGAAAACTTTTCTGCAATAGCCGATGCGGCATTCCCTATTCCAATTACTGAAATCATATCTTTAACTCTTGAAGTTCATAATAATTCTTTCCACAATTTAAGTTAACCATAAAGGTGTCCAAAAGATTATTAGCAAAAATTTCTTTTAGCTGGGGGACTAGTGGGCGGTCTTCGTCTGCGAGATCGATCACCACTTCATCATGCACAATGTGAGAGATAAACGACTTCTTTCCTTCTAAGAATACGTCTACTGCGCAGGCACGTTCCAGGACTAAATCGGCTGTAGTGCTTTGAATCAAATAGTTTAAAGCCTTGCGCGGTTCAACTTGTATACGGCGCTTAAACACTGTCTTAATATACCCTTTATCATACCATTTGTCAAGAACTTTTTCGCGATGATAAATACTAAATTCACTGTTCGCTGCATCCGGGTTGTAAAGCCATGCAAAAAATTGAGTCTTGGCGTCGTCACGATCTATCTCTCCTTGAATAAGGTTTTTGATATGCCACTCGTGCACGTCTTCTTGTGGTTGTTTCTCTCCAGCCAACGCGATAAAGGTTCGTACTTCCGCAGCGTTATAATCCAATGACAAAAACCAGTCATTGTGAGGTTTTAACAATTTTCTAAATTCTTTTTGCGTAGTGAGTACCGGAAAACTTTGTGAATAGGTGGTGAGCCTTCCTGTAACAGTTCCAAATAAATTATAATCTATATAATTGGGCCCACTTAACAACAGCTTGGCTCTTCTAGAATCACGAGAGGATAAGTGTAGATTTTTACACCCCTCGTTGTTTAAGTTCAAAGGCTGATAGCGTATCTTATATAAAAGCTTTTCAATATTGTGCAAGTGTTCGTAGCATTCAGGTTTTGTGTGCGTCTCAAAAACATACTCCGTAATTTTGTTTTTGATCTCGCAAAACTCTTTAAGAAAATCTTCCGGGACCAGATCAAAAATGCAGTGGTCTCGCATGCTTACTTTGGCAATCTGAAAAGATTTAATGTAAGCCCTCAACCGTTTTTGTGCTCTCTTGAGAACGTCTTGGAGTTCCGGCGGGCATACCTGATTCAATGCTAGCCCCTCTGCGTACAACCATGCGTAGTCTGTGGTGGTGTCGACCAACGACCCAGAATATTTCCAAGTCTTGGTTAGATTCTCCGGAAAGTTTTCATAATAAAGTTTCCCGTCTGTATAAATGCCTATGCATTCAGATTTGTCATCAATAGCCTGAAATATCATCCCGCACCAAACGTCTATATCTTTCAATATAACTCGCTGAGCCCCGATAGTCAAATGTTTTATTTAAAATTCTTTCAAATATTAGCAACGAGGCTCGTACTCCTATCTGTTCGGCAGCCCGCAAGCAATCGTTGATAAGCATCTCGCGCTCATTGATAGAAAATTCAGATTCTTCCTCAAGAAAACGGAGATGACAATATATGCGTAAAAAATAAGCTTCATTAAATTCTGCTTGTATCTCTTCTAATGTATAAGACAAGGGAATAACCATTTTGCGACGGACTTTTCCATTACACTCTTCATAGCTATAAAACGAGCCGTACTTTACCATGTTATATAAACGGAGGAGAATCGAACTAAAGTTTTCAAAATATTTATTGTGCGAATGTTCATAATTATTGTGAAGGACTGCGGCGGTTGTAGGAGAATAATATTTAGCCGAGAGTTCTAACATTCCAGGCGCATCAATATCACATACAATGCGCCAAGGGACGAATTGATCTACCATAAAGCCGTAGTCGTTGCATGCGTTAACATAAAAAGCCCAGTTCTTGCTGTTCACAAATTGATTTATCTTTTCATCGTCGTTGACAGGATCCAGATCTGCTATCTCAATAGCCAAACCACTCGTCATAATGCTGCAGCGTCGGCTCTTGATATATGCAGGCTTGGTGAAGGGGATCGTGTGCAATGTTCTTTCAAGATATACCACCAGATGTTGCATGAACTCTTTAAAGTCTCTTACCTTGATCTTATCAGCATCGAAGAGATCTTTCAAGGTGTTTAAATAAATATCTAAGTAATCGGCGTACAAAGACTCATGACTAACGTGTGCTTTGTGAACCTGCAGGCTGCTCAAGAAAGAATCCTGCGTGTCAATAATGCCCTTGGCGGCGCATTTCTCAAACTCCAACGCCATTTGTTCAAAAGCATCTACCACGAAGGAAAGAGCTTCATAACTCTGCGAAGCGCCGGCGCTAGAACGAAAGCCTTTAAAGCCGGCGAACAAAGCGGCTTCGCGGGGATTGCGGGTTTGAATGGGAACAAAGAATCGGTCGACGCGGCCAAAGAGATACTTCTCTCCTAAGTTGAAATCCACAAGATTCCGGGCCTGTCCCGCTAACTGCATTCTATACATTAAACGCTTCATGAATAATGTTCTGGTTGGTTCGTGGTTTGTGTTGGTATAAAAAGTTGACATAAATTATCACTTCTCCGTCCCAGATCTAGGAATGACATCGGCACCAGACGGCCCTGCAGCAGTCCCGGCGCGGCTGGCGTAAATATCTTCGTTGGGTAGCGAAACGGTGTCTGCCGCAGTACGATCACCAGTAAGATTTGTGGGATCTCCTTGTCCCAGTACGGCCGGTCCGGCTGGCGCGCCGCCAGCGTGGGGGTCACACTTGGAGGGACGGGGACGGTTGATCGCATATTCCTCATTATAGGCTTCTTGCTCTTCTGCGGTGCGAGTGGTACCAGTTCTTTCGGCAACCCATTTGGCACTTACGCGACTCTCAGCTTTGCCGGGCCCGAAAGAATGTTCGGAACGATATATCATATAATACCCTCCCACACCAAACTCAGTTAAATCCATGCGCTTGTCATCTCCTACGCCGGCAGTCTGTGGGGCAAAGCCGCGTGGGTCAACGAAGATGTATTTGCCCGGGAAGGCTCCTACATCTGCGAAGGTGGTGATGTCGGCATCATAAACTTCTCTCAATTGCTTTAAGCCATCGTAGCCCTCTTGTTCGAATCTCACCTCTTTAAGGCCCGGGGAGGAGGTCTTTTTAAGATCGATCTTCTTCACAATTCCCACGTCTTCCCCCATGATATAGTGCATGATGCCGCGGCGATGGTCCTCTTCAACATCTCCATTCATTGCTTCTTTGGGTGTGGTGCGCCCGCCATAGTAAATAAGGTAATTAGTTTCTGTGGGGGGGGGTTCTGCATTGGCATTGAAGCCTCGCGACCCTTCTGGTCCCGCTATGTTTAAGACGGGAAAACTCAAATATTGTGAGGGCGAAGCATTTTCGGGGAGAAGATAGGCGCCTGCACCTCCATCAGAAACAATCAATGGCCAATCTTTCTTTTTAGCTGCTGCTCGGGCCGTCCAAGTATGTGCCGTCAATGTATCTATGCCCTCCCTGAAGTCTGCGGACGCATAATCAGTCAAGGATGTCTGGGACATGCGCACGCGTTGTTTGATAGGTACCTTGAAACAGGTATCATCATTCAGGTAGTTGCGAATCAAGACATTAAAGAAATCATTTAAAAACATGGGGAGCGGGTATACCGATTCTTCTTTTTGCAAAAGCTTTTCGGTGAGCCAGTCAATAAAAAATTTCACTGATACTGGGAGGTCTCCCAATGAGATAAGATATTTTTGGGAGGGGTCTTTGGGAGACACAATCTCTATAGGCCCCAAGACGGCGCGGAAGTTTTTAAAGTGTTCTTTAAACTTTTCGATCTTTTTCTTTTCTGCCTCTTCCTCTTCTGCATTGATAGTTCCTTGTTCTTCAAGGGTGTCAATTGTAGAAGGCATCTCTGTTAAATAGTTTTCAATGCCTGCCAAGATTTCATCAACCAAATTGAAAACATAGAAATAAGGTAATTGTTGTTTTTCGGTGCTATTGAGAACATCGTTGATTCGCTCCGTGCTCCATTGAGGCTCCCCCAATTCGTCTCCGGATTCGCGTGCGGCTGCCGCGTCATGGATCTCGGCAATCAGATCCTGATCACCAGTCGGTTCCTCACTAATAGTAAATTGGACGGCCGTTTCTCCCAAATTGGAAAAAGCGCCCATTTTTTGCCAGCGAATTAATTCGTCATAACTTAAGTTTAGATATCTAATTTTGCCTTGGGCTACCATGTTCCCTAGGAGAGTCTGTAGGCTAGTGACTTTATCATTTTTAATATTATTCTGCTCGCTCTCTTTAAATTGAGAGATTGCATCGGAGTCACACTCTGCACTCAATCTATTAAATGTCAATTGGCGTGCGAGCATTCTTCCTCCAATTTCTACATCGGAAAAAATATTGAAAGTACTCTGATCAAAAAAGTCTTCAATGTATGCAAGGTAATTAATGGTAAAGGTGACGCGGCCCATTTCATCAAAGGCAAAATCATGAACAGTCGGTGTTAAATTAAGTGTCACATATGAATGTTTAATAGCTTCTTTTAAGCCCCTCACTTGCCCCCCTGCTTCGGTACCATACATTTGGTCTGCGCCCGTATTCATATTATAAAAATTCCAAAACTCCGCATCATCCATGCCGGGGGGCTCAGCCCAGCCTACCACTGCTTTTAAGCGAAAGTTTAATTTATCTAGCTCATCATGCGGGTCAGCAAATGCGGCCTGCTGTTCGAATCTCACGCCGCCCCCAGTTTTGAGAGCCAAATCGATATAACGATAGTTGCCGCGTATCTTTAAGAGTTCATCAAAGTTATTAGCAAAGATTTTTAAAGTAGCTTTGATGCTTTTTTTGACTGCGAAGGGATTGCTTCCATCATAAGTAAAACTAAAATCTTTAATACCGACCCCGTAACCTCTCACATCTTTATTCTTTAAAAAGTCGGTGGGCCACATGGAGCCATGGCCACCTTCAAAATTAAACTCTTGTTCGAACTCTACTCCATTGGCATCTTCGCTCAATTTAAACAACCGAATCATTGGTTGTAAAGATGACAACTGATGGGCGCGTGCTTTAAACAAGGCCAACTGCGTAGGGTATTGAGTAAGCTTGTTCATAAAACTAAAGGTGTCGCCGACTACTTCGAGACACGCATTGCCTACATAGTTTTGTACACCTTCCTCGGCGGGGGGCGCCACATAAGGGAGCGGCTTCACTTCCTCTGCAGCAATGTTCTTCCAGCGATAACCCACCAATGTGTCCAGGTTGGAGAGGAGAAAACACTGCTCTCTATAGCCGGCGAGATCTAATTCGGGGGCTACGCCGGCCGTGATGGCCAAGGCGGCTTGCGCAAGCTTCTTGGCCAGTTCGCGTTCAGCTTCAAGCTCGTCCGCCGGAGCTTCAGGATCAAATACTCCATGTTTTCCAGCATCATCTTTAAGTTTATCTTCCTGCTCTGCTAAATGTTGGTATACACGGAGAGCAAAATAGTCTTTATATTTTTCGAGGGCCCAATCATATGCAGTACGGTAATCACAAGTGGCATCTAACATGCACGTTTTGACTTGCTGGCCCGTTTGGCCGGCGATGCTTTCTTGGGCACTAGTGGTGGTGGTGGTCTCATCTCGAAGCTGAGTTAACGACCTTCCTCCGGCGCTCCCAGCAGCTTCCCCGGAAGCCACGGCTGCTGCAACTTGTTCCGCTGCTGTCTCTGTCGTCGTAGTCACAAGGGTATCGGTATTCATGCTCGCCATTTCTGAAACTTGATCTCGGTCTAGATATTGAGCATAGTAAAATGCACCCTCGCTATTAATGCGCGCGTTGTTTTCTCTGAATGCGTCGATGATTCCATAGTAGACGCGTCGTTCCCATTCGGCGCCTTCACCTATCTTTATCGCTGCCTCAGCCGGAGTTTGCCTATAGGCTCCCACGGTGACTTCTTCGGCCCAATAAAGGCCACCAGATTGGCGTTCGGTTCCACCCACATCTGTCATGAAATCAGATTCGACCGTTTTAATGGCGGCGCGGGTGACAGCAATGCGGTCGTGCTCGGTTGAGGTCATCTGATCCAGAAAGCTCTGGTTGAACTCGCCGGGAGGCAGGCCGGCATCTACCCATGCTTGCTCGCCATACACATCACAATGAATAAATTGAAGGCTCAATTTAAACTGCTTTCCCAACTCGGACTGCGCTTCGATCAGCGTTTGAGCGTGGGCGTCGGAGCTAGCTCGTACATAAGAGTCAGAATTGATCCCCCATTGCCGCGGGGTCTCCCCGCCAGGGACACCGAGATTACCGTCTAAAACTCCCCCGTCAATAATTCTCTTATCTATGCAGAATTCTTTTCTGAGGCCATCAGTAAGCGCTGGTTGGCATGCCATTTATTAAACTCCTAATGCTTGCAACGCATCTTTTAGATTGAGAGGGATGAACATAAGACTTCCATTGGGGATGCTGGCTTCTGTGGGGTATCCATTATACCATGCGATAACCCACCAATAGGTAGAATCGCCATAATATTGATTAGCTAATTTGTATAAGCGATCTCCGTACTTCCACAGATGTTTGGTGGAGGTGACTCTCGCACGTTGAGCAACAGTAGGCTGCGCCAGAATGGGCGTGGCATATTGACGCACGCTTTTAAGGCGGCGTGATTTTCTTAAGGGCTCATAGTATTCGCTTGAGTTAATAAGTATGCGTGAATTTCTATATCGTATGCCCATGATTAATCAATCCCATGTCTTTTTCGCCCGAGTCGACTGTAGCGACGGCGCTGGCGGTCGGACGGGGAGTCCCCTGCGCGTTGTCGAATGCGGTCTTGGCGTGCTTCCAGACTAAAATAGCCGGCTTCTTCATTGTCAGCGACCTGACCGGGTGGTACGGGCTGTTCGTCCGCTTCCTCCGCATCTGCTTCTGTTCCGGGTGCATCCTGGGTGGAGGCCTCAAGACTCTCTCCGGTGCCATTGCCGCTAGTCGCGCCATCGGCCGATTGGTTCTGATCTGGCGGATCAGGATAGAAACCATCTTCGAGAATATTAACGTTGAAGGGATAAGTCTTTGAAGCAAAGTCGTTGTCGTCGCCCCAGCCGACAGTGAATTCATGAATGACGTCGAAGGAAAGATTAACCTCGATGAGTTTGGGAAGGATCATGCCTTTAACTTCGGGTGGTTGAAAGACACCATAGTCGGTGTTCTCTAAATTGTAATTAACGGTTAAGTTTTGGATAACCCCAAGGAGGCCCTGTTTGCCGGCCAACGAGAAGTCGCCGAGGTTCATCGGCACCGGTGGCGCGGTACTGGAATTCTTTTCAGTGATGCCGCGCACAGCAGTACTAGGGAGTTGTTTTTGAGTAAATCCCAAGACGTTAAGGCGCACAAGCGGAGACCGGGAAATGGTTTGTGCGGGGATGTTGCCAGTACTCACGCTCGAATAGGAAGGGTAAATAAACTGAA